TTGCTTTTGTTAAAGTAGTTTTCTACTTCAAAGCCTAAATCTGCTGTGCTGGCATTGCCTGCATTTTTGATTATGTTTGCAAGGCTAAATTCCTGCGTGTTCTCTCTTTTCATAATGTTAAACTCCTTTATGTCGTTGGTTTTTTGTTGTTGTTCTTTTATCTTGCTACTAAACTCGCTAAAGCTCATCTTACTTTTTATAGCCTCGAGCGCTTCATTTTGTTTGCCTAAAATTTCGGCTAACTCGATGATTTCTCTTGTTTCGTCCTTTTTCTCGGCTTTAAGTTCTATTTTTTCATCTGCTTTTTGTATTTCTTGATTTTGTGCTTTTGGCTTTTCTTGCTCTTTTGCAAAATTTGCCACTTTCGCATTTGGATCAGCTCCTTGCCATACTGCGCTAAGCTCATTTATTACGCCGTTTATTATCTCAAAATGCTCGATACCACCTATCGGCTCGCACTCTTTTAGCTCATAACTCTTAAATCCTACGCTCACGCTATCGCTAAAGCCTGCTTTAAATTTGGCGTATGCTTCACGGCTTTGGCTTACCTCGTCGTTAAACTGCACGATCACTTTAAAGCCCTTATCATCTAGCTTTGTATCTATGATCTTGCCGATAGCGTTTTCAAAACTTACATCATGATCTAAATATAGCGTCGTGGCTTCAAATTTCACACTGCTTAAATCCACACTTAGATAATACTCGTCGCCAAAAAATGAGCTGCGTTTATGCAAATTGTTATGACTTAGTGCCAAAAAGCTTATTGTTTTGGCTTCGTCGTTTATCGCGTTATCTGCCAAAACGGCTTTAAATTTAGATATATCCTCATTTTGTAGATTGATCTTGTTCATCAATTTCTCCTTTTAAAATTTTAATTTCCCTTAACTTTTCTACTAATTCTTTCTCTTTTTCTAGCTCGTCCATAAAATCATCAAGCTCAACGCCTTTCTCTCGTAAGACCTCGGTTATCGTCTTAAATCCTGCGCTAATGGCGATCTTGTTCGCATTTACCTCTTTTACTGGGTCGATATACTCCCAGCCTTGGGATTTAAACGTGAAGTGTCCTATTAACTGCTTATAATCGCTTGGCTTGATGCGTCCTGCGATTAGTTCGCACTCCATCCACATTTTAAAAACTTCGTCGTGAAATTTTCGCTTTATGAAATTTTGTATCCTTTTAAAATTTCGGCGCTCTGCGATCGTGCCTTGACGGATGGAGCTGTAATTTACTTCCCTCAAATCACCAGTATAAGTGGAGTAGCTAAGCCCTAGCGAGCGAGCGACATCCCTATCGGTGCTTTTTAAAAAATACTCCATGTTGATCGGATTGTGCGGCTCTACAAATTGCGGAGTGATGCCATCCTCTAAAAACGTAAATGTGCCAGTCTGCACGCTTTCAGGCAAATTTATCTCTTTTTGTCTTATCAGTTGAATATAATTCATCTACAACCTTATCATATTTCTTTTCAAGATGATTAATTACCTCGTTCGCCCCTTCTGGGTTCTTTTTATAAAGATAATCGGCAATCTCTACCAATGAATTAGTAGTGCCA